AATTCCAACTGCTACTGTTCGCAATCCGAAGTACAATTCTTCGGCAGCAGTCAGTGCCACGTTTTTAAATTTCAGCCACGCAATCTGCAGCCCCCCAACGCTCTGGACCCACTTTGCAATCTGGTAGACAATGACACCAATAGCAACCGCAACAAGAGCCAGTATCGGATTTGAAACGAAAACAGCAAATAGCGACGTTAGGGCACCATTCGCAATTCCAACAGCAGCGGCAAAAAACAGCACCCCAGCCGCCGCACTTATGAACAAAGGCCCAACAGTGTCTATGTTGTTTGCAGCCCAGTTTACGGCATCCAGAACAGGCTCCAATGCCTGAATGGCTGTATTTTTCATAGTGGTCCACACCTGTGCCCAGGTCATGGGCATCTGTTCAAACTTGGCGTTGATCTCGTCCGCAGCAGCAAATATCGCATTCTTCACGACGGAGGCCGTCAAGGCTCCTTCGCTAGCAAGTTCTCTCATTTCGCCGGTTGAGACTCCCAAATAGTCTGCAATGCTCTGCGCGATCATGGGCGTTTGCTCCAGAACAGAATTTAGCTCCTCACCACGGAGCGCACCAGAGGACAGTCCTTGCGTCAACTGCAAAATTGCCGCGCTGGCTGCGCTGGCCGATGCGCCGGAGAGCGTGATCTGCTTGTTGATCTGCTCCGCAAAGGCCACAATTTCCGACGTGCTACTGAACGCGCTCCCTGCAAGGTTGCCAAGCTGCGCGACGAAGTTTGCGGTTTCCTGGTAGGCCCCCCGGGACCGTTGGGCAGACTCGTAAATCATCTGATTTAGCTCTTCCGTGGTCTGGAGTCCGTCGTTCATCATATTTAGCCTAGCTCGTATTGAAGCCATCTCATCCGACAAACTCACAAGGCTTTTCACGCCCTGGATACTGATAAATGCCCCTGCAAGGTTCCGCAAGGTGCTCACCAGCCCGGAGGTCTGCCGAGCGGCATTGGCCGCGCTGTTGCCATACAGGCGGTTGCTATTGGCCCCGCCTCTGGCCGCTCTACTGGCCCGATTCAGATTGTTGATGTAGTCTCGGAGCACTCTCGAATACCGATCATTTAAGACGAGATCGTCTTGAATGACTGCCATACAAAATCACACCCTTTCGACTGCGCTAATAAACGCAGAAATTGTTTTGCTGTCTTGTGCCCCGCGAATGGGCGGCGGCGGAGGCGCATCTTCTGACTGGTATAGGAAAATTTTCCCATCGTTGTATAGCTCCATGAACTGCCGCAGCGCCCGGTGCGTCCATCCAAACCAGAGGACGGTGTTGTCCTGCAGTCGGATGGAAGTTCCGCCCTTGTAGTCATATCCCTTTGCCTTGAAGAATTCCTCGATCTCTGGGAATGTCACAAGGTCTCTTGACCGTATGAACTGCAGCAGCTCTTTCTTTTGGACTCGCATATTTCACCTCCATCATTCAAAATCGTGTATGTCTCTGTCTGGGGCTGGATGGGCCAGTATTTCCCCCAGCACCAACCGCCTGATCTCCGCATACACTGCGGCGGTGATAGGGTCATGCACCCCGGGCGGCGGCTCATAGCCGGTGATCCTGCCTCGCTCCGTTTCGGCTCCATATTTCAGCAGGTAGGTCATGGGGTCATCCGGGGTGGTGAAGGTGGAACCGTCCTCCAGCTTGAACACTGTCAAGTATGCCTGTCTGTCCCCAAGCCTCGCTTTTAGCCGCCGGATTTTCCGCAGCATACTATTGCTCATTTCTTGCTTCCTCCACCTTCTGCTCTAGCTCCATGAGCTGCCGCTCCTGTTCATCTGTGCGAATAGCCGCCAAAATCGCATTGCAGCCAACAATAACGCAATTCCCGATCTGGGGCGAAAGCTCACCGGCCCGAACCTCATTCACCACTTTCGCAAGAGAGGCCCGCACCTCTCGCGGTGTGGATAATTTCAAAGGCCGTTTCATACTAACACCTTCTTCCTATACCCCCAGGGGTATATAATCTAAGTTCGTTGCTTCTCAATAGTTCCAAAAGTTTTTGCTATGCGGTTATGTACTAACAATACTGCCTCAATTCGCGGTTTTTGGGATGCCGCAGCAGCCGAAGGCCTTTCTGCTCCGCCGCTCTGGCCGTGGCCCTTGTGGTGCCCATTCTAGCCGCCGTCTGATCCAATGTGAGGCCGTTGCAATGTCGCAGCACTACCGCCCGCCTCTGGTCCTCTGTAAGGCCGTCAAGGGCCGTTGCAAGGGCTTGTGTCCGCCGCCGCTGATAGTCCAGTTCTGCAACAGCTTCAACCCCTGCCGCAGCATAGGGATCTTCTATGACGTCCGCCAGGGTAAAGTCCTCGCCGCTCTCGCTGTCTGTTAAGGGAGCATCCAGTGATAGCGCGTGGTGAATAGGGTCCCGTTTGTCTCTTTGCGTCCGCATCCCCACCGCCTCTGTAAAAGCCCCCTTCAGCTTCAAACCGTACCAAGTGAGGAATGCCCCGGCGGCGGGGTCCCAACTCTCCAGTGCCTCCAGAAGAGCCAGGAACGCCACTTGTATGTAATCCTCCAGAACCATGCCGCCGCGCCCTTCCATCGCCCTGCACCAACGATATGCCCGATCATAGGCAAACCGCCGCACAGCCTCCCATAGCTCCAGCCGGTCAGCTTGTCCAGCCTGCACCGCCGCCGCGATTTTGCTTGCTTCCATTGCAAAGCCGCCTCCCTCATGGTAAAATAGATTTATCTAGTCTCCATCTCACCACGAGGGCCGCTCTCATTCGCTGGGAGCGGTCTTTTCGTATTCCATCCCCCACTTGAAGCCCTGTACAAATGCTCCGCGCTCCGCCTCCTGCACTTGCTTTATCATCATAGAAACAAGCGCGTTATTTTGATCCACTGTCAGCGGCAAACCTGCGATGTAGTCGCTTAGTTCGTGGGCCGCTGTAATCATTTGCTCTGTCCGATCAATCTGTATTGCTATATCCCGTTCTCCCCATGCGGTTTCAATCAATACGACATTATCCATTTTAATTTCTCCCCCTATGTTCTTCTTTTCTCTGCAATTTGGTACATTTCCAGCCAGTCAGAGAGCCGCATGGTCACGAGCCAGCCCTGGCGATTGCGTCGGTGGAACAGGGTAGGCGCTCCATCATGGAATTTCCCTGCGTCCCTTACGGCCTGTTTCATTGCCTCCGGCACATTCAGCCGCTCCACGCGCTTGACTTCAATGTGTACCCCTGAGAGGCCGGTCAAGTCCGGCACCTCGCCATAACTCTGCGCCCGTCCCGGCTGCACATCGTAGCCGTATTCCTGGAGGACCCTGGCAAGTTCTAACTCTCCATCCCGGCCTTTGCGCTGGCTTGCTCTACCCGTCAGAGCCACCCCCATTTGCAAGGGTTTCATCAATGCTTTCAAGCGCCTCTGCAATTCGCTCCAGATTGATGGCAATATCTTCCAGAACGGATAATAGACGATCATTCATCTTGTTCACCACCTGCATCTAGGAGTTCAATCCCTTATGATTTCTTTTCATTAAATGGCGTCTCCGTTTCGTCAGGTAATTCCACAAGTTCCTGCTCGCCACATACTTCCCAGCCGTATTTCTTATTTGGGCTGCCTGTTCCGGCCTTATAAAAGCGCCTGCTGCTTTCTTCAAAGTCCAACCCCAGCGAGATAGACGCCCCGAACGAACGGTTCTTCAAAACCCGGAGGACCGCCTGATACCCTTGTTTGTCTGCCTCTTCATCTGTCAGCCGTTGAAGTGAAAATACATTGTCTGCCCGGTTCGTAATTTCGCCGGAGCCGGAAATATCATCGGCGTCTAACTGCCCCTGGGATTTTCTGGGATGGGCTACCAGGTGGACGTGTACTTCATTCTTCTTCGCAAACTCTACCAGCCGCCCTGTAAAGTTGGATTGTGCCCGGTAGAAATCACGGTCAGCGGATGTAGAGAAGCGGGCGGTCATCAGGTTATCCACCAGGAACACGCAGCAGCCGAACTGGCGAACGGCATACTCAAACACAGAAAGAATACTGTCCTCGTCACTGGCAGAGGCCAGCCGATTATCATACAGGAAGAATTTTCCCTTCCACCATTCGTCAATCCGCTTCTGGATCAACGGTGATACACTGAAAAAC